CACGCTCGATCGCTAGTTCATTTTCTGATACCCAGCTTTCTGCTACATAGTTAAGATAAGAATCGACTTTTTCTGTCAAATCTTCTTTGATTTCTTCAATCGCTTCTTTAGTGGTTTCTTCGAATTGGGTTTCAACCTCAGAAACTTTCTCTTTAACTTTGCTTGCAACGGCTGCTTCAAAAATAGTCTTAGCTTTAGATTTGAAATCTTCCGATAAATCTTCATCAGCGACAAGAGCTTCTATGTCATCAGTCATATCGACTTCATAGTTTTCTTTCTTGACTTCTTCTTCTTCATCTTCCATTTCGTCTGTTTCTTTTTTAGACTCAACAGGAGTTGTTTTCTTCTGAATATTTTTACCTTCGCCTTTATCTTCATCTCTATCTTCATCATCAGCATCTTCTGATACTTCTTCTTCTGATAGTGAACCAATAAAGTCTTGGACTTCTTTTACAGATTTATCTTTAAGAGATTCTACAACACCTCTAATAAGTGCGTTTCGACTTAGTGACTCTGATTTTTCTTCGTCGCCATCATCTTCGTCTGCTTCACTCAAACCAGCATGTGCTACTTTAAGTGCTTTAAGGTCCATTTCTTTCATGGACGCTACGGCTTGTTTTAACAATTCAGACTTTGACATCTCATCTAATTGAGGAGCTTCAGAATCAGATTCTGCTTCTTCTTGATTAGGTATAGATGTCTTATCTACTTTTGTTACACCGTCATCAGCCTCTTCGCCTTTTTCTGCTTTAGTCGCTGCATTAGTTTTCGGTGCCGGTTTAGTGGCATCTCCAGCTTTTGCTGCAGCGTCTGATGCATGTTTTTCAGCGTCAGGGTCTGTTTTAGATTTAGCCGCAGGTGCAGATCCGCCTTTTCCAGGAACTTCGTGTTGAATTTCCTTGGACTCGCCAGATTTGCCTTCTGTTATGACTGCCTCTATAGTGTTTTCTAAGCTTGACATTAGAATACTCTCCATTAAATTATAAATTAATTAATTTATTCTCTATTGTTATTTATAATATTATAAATTTTCAAGAAAGTCAGAAAACGCTTGTAATTTGACTTCTTGAAGTTTATGTGTCTTAGCTCTTAATATATCATGTTTCCATTCTTCTATTTTTCGAGCTTTGATCACTCCATTATCCCAAATCCACTCAACTCCTTCCATTACGCCGTTTACGAACGCGTCAGGAGCAGAAGGATCTGCTACGATATCAGCCGCTGTTGCTAACTGAAAATCTGATTGCACCAGCTGCACACCACCTTTTTCATTGGATGCTTTTAGTGAACCCATACCTCTACTAGATACTCCTAGTCTCGCGCCATCTGATAGAAGGCCTTTGACTATTTCTCCCATAGGGGTAGATAAAATCTTTGCTTTTCCGACAAAATTATTGCCGTCCTCTTTTAATGATTGTATTAAATGAGATGTTCTTTCTAAATTAATAGTTGGTCCTTCTGGATGCCCTAGCTCTCCATAGGCCCTTTTTTCGTTAATATACTCTTTAGTATATCTTTTAACTTCTTTTTGCATTATCTCTTTTGGATATATGCGACCGTTTTTGTTTTTTACTTCGGTTTGTAACATAATACCTTCAATAAAAACAGATTCTTTACCTGTTTTAGGGTCTTGTTCTATTAGGTAATCTATATTATCACACCATTGTTCTGATATTAGTTTCATTTGTCTTTCCCTTTAAAATGCCTTGTTTATTTCTTTGGCATTGTTAAACATTCTGTCTGCTAGTTTCAATAGTTTTTTCATTACATCTGTTCGATATGTTATCAAACTTGGGTACATATGCCCTTCAATCTTATGAATTGCTGCTATATGATCCATTATTTTAGCTTCTGGCTTTCTTCCTAGCATTTGAGCCAACATCTTAACTGAATCGTTATGTTGATTTCTATCAGTTAATTGTGCTATTTGATCTATTTGTGCTTGTGGAAAATCTCTTTTTTCACCTAAGAAATTAACCTCTTTAATCATATCATCTATTTTCGACTGTTCAATGATTTTTTTACGAACATTAAGACCTTCTTCAATATCTTCACCCATAAGTTTAACAAATTGTGTTGCAGACGCTTCTGCAGTTCTCATATCTTTAAAAACACCAAGTTCTTCTGGTTCTTTAGACGATTTAGGCTTAACCCAAACTCTAATTTTTTTAGAACCTTTCTTTTCAGCATGATAAAATACTTCTGTATTTTTAATCTTAATTCTTTTAAGCTCTAATTTCTTAGCATCAACTTTGAAATTAATTTCATCTAACTGTGTTCTTAGTTCTTTAAATGACTTCATGCTGTGAATGTCCAATTCTTTTTCCAACCTGGTCGATATGTTGTATAATCGTCAGGTGATCTGTCATTGAAACCTGCTACTTTCGTAGAAAAAACTCTACCATTAAGTGTAATAATTCTTTGACCTGCGAAATGTTTAGCTACTAGTTGCGCAACTTCTTTTGCTGGTGCTCCATTACCCTTAATATGCATTGTACCACCTTTCTTCATAGAATTGCCCTTAAACCATTCTAAAGTGATTTTTTGAGCTTTATATTCTGTTTCAAATCTTTGTGGATTATCATTATTAGTTTGAGCCCATTCAATAGTTACAGCTTCTTGTAAGTCACCTGCTTCGTTCCACATTTTTAAATAACCTTGTCCTGGTGTTGTCCAACTCATATCTTTATCTCTGTTTATCTCTGTGAATGTAATACTGAACCGATTTTAATAGATAGACCTTTATCCATTCCGGATTCTATCCATCTCGCAATTTGTTTTTGAACCATTGCTACATCAGCTTGTGAACCACCAAGATGTCCTAATTTTCCATTAGTAATATGAACTTCTCTACCTTTTATAACTACATCATTTCTATTTTTACCAACAGTACCCCAAACATCTTTCTTTAACCATTTTGTATCTACAATGCTTCCAAATTCTTTTACTAAACTTTTCATATCGGCTGTAGGAAGTCCAGATACATAGATATGCGAATACTCTGTTCTTCGATTCACCGCATCACCTACTTTATCTTTAGGATTGTCGGGTTTCAGGTTCATATTAACCCTTTCTTTTAAATCGTATCCTTGTCCAGGTTGAGTCCAACTCCGTGAGTAGTCCATTTTATCCCTCTGATTTTTTTTCTTGGCTATTTAACCAATCAATTTGTGTTTCAACTCTTTTCAAATCAATTGCATCAAGTTGTTTGTCTTTCATTAAACCTTTAAAAGTTTCACCTGCAGCGATATTATCACCACCGGATACTTGGTCAACAAACTCTCTTGCTTTATTTTTATCTACCATAATTTATTCCTCTTACCATTCTGCTGGATCTGGCATATCATCATCAGGTCCAAGTCCGACCGCACCTTGAGATTTAATCTCTTTGTCAATAGACTTGATTTCTGTTTCAGATTGTCTAAGAACATTCTTTCTTATCCATTCTTCTGAATAATATTTGCCTACAAATTGATCCATTTGTTCTAGAGTATTGATTCTTTCTCTCAATATCTCCGCTTCTTTAAGTTCTGTAAAATGATTGTCTTTTTGGAAATCGTATGAAACATACTCTTTCATGTGTTTCCAATCATCTTCTGTTATAACATTCTTTAATAACAGTTGAGTTCTTAAAATATCATCAAATAATCTAGAGAATTTTAGTCTAAGTCTATCAACAAATCGTGAAAACTTGACCTCATCTCTTGAAATCTCAGTCGCTCTACCAATAGCGAACGCTGTTTCTGTCTCTAATCTAGAAATTGGTACATTAAGAGACTTGTACAATTTCTTTTGAAAATATAAAATATCTTCAATTTCACCTAGATTGGTTCCACCTGGTAGTGTTTCAATCTGGGTTCCTCTTCCACCTTCTCGTCTAGGTAACCAAAAATCTTCCAGCATATTCATATGCCTTCTGTCATCTTTAACTTCACCTGTGTCAGCGTTATACACTAACTTATTACGATAATTAGTCTGAACTTCTTTCAAATACTGTTCAGCTCTCGCTTTAGGTAAGTTACCTACATCAATGTAGAAGATTCTTCTTTCAGGTGCTCTTGATATCCTATAGATAACAAGTGCATCTTCTAACATTCTTAGTTGATTCACAGGTTTTAAAGCCTTGTGTAAATAACCAACTACTACTGTTTTATTGTAATCAAGTAACCCGGAAGTTACATGAGTTACAGCATCATTATGGATTCTAACAGTCTGGCCAGTATTATTACCTGACTTATCAAATCCTGCATCGTTGTAAATATAATATTCTAATATATCTTCAACTATTTCAACGCCTGTTTTCTCGTCTTTTTCTTTTTTGACCTCTCTGATCTTTCTGATCTTCTGTGGGTCAATAGGGCGTAGACCTTGAATTCCTTTCTTCGGAGCTTTCTTATCAACCATTTTATGATAATAAAGCCTTCCATCAACATACCATTTTCTGTATATGTCATGGGATAAATCCCGGAATCCTAATAATGTAAGTACTTCTTCAAATTCTTCACGAACTTTCTTTTTAGTACCCTCTGGTATCTTTTCAACTCTATCTAGGTTGATAGATACTGGAGAATCTAAATCATTAGCTGCTAAAGACTCGTTTATGATATCTTCAATAGCACTATCACATTCTGGAACTAGTGCCATTGTTCTGTATCTTGCTACTAGGTCGGCTTCATTCTTGATTCCGCCTTCCATGTCAACATACTGACCAATGACTCCACCGGTAGCTGCAAAGCCACCCATTCCCTGTTCTGTACCAATCTCAATGACTGATCCATCATTAGAAGGTGGGACGAAACTTTGTGCTTTCGTTTCGCCCTTCTTCCGTTTAATCTCGTATCCAAATAAGTCCATATTATATATTTATACTCCCTCTAAAAGAAGTTATTTGCTTCTTTCAAAGTGTGAATAAGACCAAGTAATATCAAAAGTTTCAACAGCATCAGCACCACCACTATCTAAAGTAATGGCTCCTAGAGCTGTTGGCCACATATTAAAAAACTCATAAGTGGCTATAATATTATCTGCTCTATCCAATTGTGATACAGTTGCTCTATCAGCCATGTATTCATAACCGATAGTACCATTACTTGCATCTGTTGGAACAATTTCTGACATCCATGCTTCAACAGCTGTTCTAATAGAAAAGTCATTGTCATTATAGACACCAGTAACCCAGTTATCAAAAGTTCTATCACCAGCCAAATTAACAGTCATACCTTGATAAGTTATAGGTGTTGGTGTTATTGTTTGTCCGGGTAAAGAACTTGTATTGACTAGAAATTCCTGTCCACCAGGAAGTCTTGGTATAAAAACCTTAAATCTGTTAGCTCTTGGACCAGCACCTATAAGATTTGCTTTAAATTCGTTTATTGTTGCCATTTTAAATTCCTCCTATAGTATTTATGCTGATTCACTAGCGGCTAATCCAGGT